ACTTGGATTGGATGGATGAACGAGACCGTGTTACCGCATACTGCATACCTAAGTATATAAAAGAAGGCGTCATAGAGGTGTACTGACATGTTAGCAGAATTGGCAGCAGCAAATGCGGCGTTCGGCGTTATTAAGTCTGCTGTCCAAAATGCAGGTGACCTCGCAAAAGCCGGAAATGCAATCGGCAAGTTCGTAGGTGCAAAGGAAGAAATCGAACGCAAAGTACAGGGTAAGGTAAAAGGAAGTGCCTCCGGTTCGGACCTTGAAAACTTTATGGCTCTCGAAGCTATCAAACAACGAGAAGACGAACTCAAGCAAATCATGATTTACACGGGTCGTCCCGGTTTGTGGAATGATTGGCAACGATTTCAGGCAGAAGCACGAAAGCAACGCCGCGAACAGGAACAGAAGGCAAGAGCCAAACGCCAGATGATTATAGAGGTATTGGTTATCGCAGCAGCCATAATCGTAGGTCTCGGAGCAATTGCAATAGCAGTATATTTCTTAAAAAGCTTGCGTTAGGTTGCAAAATAGTGTATAATAAGGTTAACCGGAGACCTTACCCATGAAACAGCTTGCTATAGACGCTCTTGTGTTCCAGTACAAAGCCCAAAAGAAACACGCCGAACACGTCCTTGAAAACTACCTGAACAATCCGATTGGAATTGGCGAACATCCGGACCTCATAAAAGAGATGGATACGGCACTAGAACAGTGGGAACACGCCAACGGAAAGCTAGAAACCCTGTTGAGACTTACTGGAGACACAAGTGGCATTGGCTAAAAGTCAGAAATCGCTCAAATCGTGGACGAAGCAGAAGTGGCGCACTAAGTCTGGAAAGCCCTCTACTCAGGGACCTAAAGCAACAGGCGAACGCTACCTTCCGGAGAAAGCCATCAAGGCACTCAGCTCGAAAGAATACGCTGCCACTACCCGTGCGAAGCGCAAGGCTACTAAGGCCGGAAAACAGGTTGCAAAACAACCCAAGAAGATTGCAAAGAAGACACGAGCCTATAGGAAAGTGTGATGAAAAGAAAGATTAGATACCACGTTGCCATGATTCTCCTGTATGCCAGCAAGCCGTTCGCAGCTATCGAAAACTGGCTGTGGGCAAAACATCGTGACCTTTTGCACAAGAACCGCGACGAATGAGCATCACAAGTTATCCAAATCTTGTGCGCCTTCAAAGCACTGGTGGCGGTAACCTCGTTTCTTTAGGCGGTACGAACGTAGATGCTTTTGGAAGGTTGCGAACAGCACAGCCTTTCACGCTTTTTGACAGTCAGAATAGATTTGGTATAGACCCACAGTTCGATACCTCGACAACAGGCAGCGGTGCTACATCCCATCTTGCTAACGAAAGCAGTGTTGAGATGTCCGTAACCACAGCGTCAGGCGACGAGGTCATTCGCGAAACCAAGCGAGTATTTCCGTATCAGCCGGGTAAGAGTCTTCTTGTGATGGCTACCTTCGTGTTCGCGGCCCAGCAAGAAAACTTGCGTCAGCGGGTTGGATACTTTGGGGCTAACGACGGCGTATACTTCGAACAGAATGGTACGGACGTACGCTTTGTCGTACGCACTTCAACAAGCGGTAGTGCCGACGACACACGCTACGTGGCTCAGTCCAGTTGGAATGTAGATAAGTTGGATGGCACAGGTCCAAGTGGATACACATTAGATGTAACAACCACGCCTAGCGCACAAATACTGTTTATGGATTTTGAGTGGCTTGGTGTTGGGACGGTACGATGCGGCTTTGTTATCAACGGTGAGTTCATTGTTTGCCACAAGTTCCACAACGCGAACAGTCTCGATAAGGTGTACATGAAGACGGCTATCTTGCCGATACGTTACGAGATTACAGCCACAGGCACGTTGTCTAGTTCCGCAGCCATGAAACAAATTTGTTCTAGCGTTATTAGTGAAGGCGGATACCAGCAAGTAAATGCGTTGAGTTGGGCAAGGATGACAGCCGCCACAACGGTAACAACCTCGTTTGAACCCCTCGTATCCATTCGATTAAACTCCGGCAGTTTGGATGCAGTTGTGTTACCAGCGTATTACACGGTGTTTCCCATTCCAAACAACGTCGATTATGAGATTGCTTTGATTAAAAACCCCACACTTACGGGTGCTTCTTACAACACTGCAACGTTTGACAACGTAGACTTTGATGTGAGTGCAACGGCATTGACGGGCGGAACAATCGTGTTGCAAAACTACACAAAGGGTACTAACCAATCTTCAGGGGACGCCATAGTTCCCACAGGCTACAACTTCGACCTTCAAATTGGGCGAACCATAGCTGGCACAAGCGACGTTTACACTCTGGCTGCACGAACCATTTCAGGAACTGACGATATTATCGGTTGCTTGGCATTTTGGGATTTAACCTCATGAGCGAACGTAAAAAACGAACCCTTGCTCTCGAACTGACAACCTCGAACCAAGACATCTATACAGTCCCTGCTCGGTTCAACGCCGATGTAAACAGCATCTATATTAACAATGCGTCGGGAAGCACAGTCACGTTCAGCCTCGATTGGTACGAAGCAGCGACAACAACGCACCACACACTCGCTGAAACTGTCGAACTACCCCCTAATTCTTTACTACAGATAACAGACTATCCCCTGTACCTTATCAGGGATGACAAGATTCGCGGTCTCGCTAGTTCGAACAGTGCCGTGAATATCTCAATATCTCTCGAAGAGTATTACGAGACCTCTATTTAACCGCTTAACGGAGAAGATTGATGGCAATCACAACCGCAATGTGCAATAGCTTTAAGACAGAACTGCTGGGCGGTGTTCACGATTTGGACACTGATTCTATCAAGTTGGCTCTGATTAAGGCTACCCCGACTGGCACGTATAACGCCAGTACAACCAATTATTCTGATGTAACAGGAAACTCTGATGAGGCATCCGGAACAGGATACTCTGCAGGGGGTCAAGTTCTCGATGGGGCGTCTATTACTTTAGACGGTTCTACCGCTATTGTTGACTTTACAGACGAAGTATTTGCTGATGTTACTGTATCTGCTGATGGCTGTATTATTTACAACGCTGGGCAAGGTAACAAGGCAATCGCCGTAATTGATTTTGGTGGCACAGTAAGTGCTACTGCTGGTGACTTGACTATCGAATTTCCTGCCGCCGACGCAAGTAACGCTGTAATTCGCATCGCGTAAGGAAACATTGTGGCTGTTACCGTAAATGCTGCTGTTTACGGAGTAGGTGTCTACGGAACAGCTAGGTATGGCAAGGTTATTGTAAGCAACCTTGACCAAGCCACTGCCACAGCTTCTGCCGGAACCGTTCAGGTAAACATAACAGAAATCCTGAACAGTGTAACCGCAACAGGTACGATAGCTCCCGTAGTTGCTGGTGGATTTGAAATTGACATCGGTGAAGTTATTTCGGCTGGTGTTGCAGGAACAAGTGCTGTCAATACAGTACAAGTCAATGTTGCAGAAGTTCTAGGCAGTGTTAGCGCAACAGGTTCTGCAAACGATATTATCCCACATGCAAATTCTTTAATTGTTGTTGACGGGGTTCAAGGCACAGGTGCTGTAAACACCGTAGAAGAAAAGCCAACAGAGGCTTTGAATAGCGTAAGTGCTACAGGCTCTGTAAACACTGTCCAAGTTAACATCGCCGAAATACTTGGTAGTGTAAGTGCAACAGGTTCGATAGGAACCTTAGAGCATAGCAACACAGTAACACTGACAGGTGTTCAAGCTACAGGCACTGTCAATGCACTTGAAGAAAAGCCCACTGAAGTATTAAACAGTGTAAGTGCTACAGGTGCAGTTGGCAGTCTCACGGTAAACGTCCTCGAAGCATTAGGTAGTGCTGCATCTACCGGAACAGCCGGAACCGTTACAACCACCGCCGTCGTCTTTGATTTCTACGCAGTTCGCGAACAATATAGCCCCCGTAGAACCGTCCTCATACCAAGAGCAGCCTGACCTATGACCACCTTCGACCGAACCATCCACGTTACATCGGAATTTAGAGTGGTGCTTATCGATGATATCGGAACCGTTTCGACGCGAACTGTCGAAGTTCCGTTCGAAAACAGAAACGTAGAAATACATCGCGGAACGTCCTCTGCTGAACGAACCGTACTTGTGGAGTAAGATAACATGTCTTTTCGCTGGCCTTTCAAAGACCCTGATGAAACTCTCGACTACAGCGTAGATTGGTCTCGCTTTTTGGAGTCGGCAACAATCTCATCTGTAACGTGGTCCGTCAAAACTTCTGTGTACGACACAGAAACAACTCTTGCATCGGGCCAAACCTTGACAACTGCTTCCGCTTCAGCAACCACTGACAGCATCCAGAATGTAAGTCAAACCAATACCAACACGGTTGCTACAATTAATATAGGTGGTGGAGTGGCTAATCGAGAGTACACCTTCTTCTGCACAATCATCGACAGCACAGGTAGCACAGCCAAACGCTCCATCAAACTTAAAGTTCGGGATAGATAGACATGGCATACAACTTTCTTGGATTATCGAACGATGTTGCGGTTCGCTTAAACGAAACCCAGTTGACATCAAGCAACTTTGCTACAGCCACCGGATTTTACTCTGCAATCAAAGAAGCTGTCAACTCCTCCATCCGTCACATCAACCAAGCACATTTTGGGTGGCCTTTCAATCACAACACCCAAGAACAGACTCTCGAAGCGGGGATTACGAGATATGCTATTCCGGGAGAAGCCAAATATGTTGACTTCGATACCTTCCGGGTTCGCAGGGATACCACCCTCGATTTGGGCAGGGCAGTTCGCCTCAAGCAGTTGAGCTACGACGAATACGTTGACAGGTATATAGACCAAGAGGACGAAACTGACACGACTAAGGGAGCGGCTCCGGAATACGTGTTTCGCACCCAAAACAACGAATATGGTATCGTTCCGATGCCGGACAAAGCCTATCAAGTTGACTTTGAATACTTTACCTTTCCTGTTGACTTGTCCTTGTATAGTGACGTTCCGAGCGTTCCTGAACGTTTTAGATTTGTGATTGTCGACGGAGCTATGTACTACGCCTACATGTTCCGCGATAATATAGAGATGGCATCCGTATCCCAGCGGAAGTTCGACGATGGTATCAAGCAAATGCGAACTTTGCTTGTCAACGAAAACATCTACATGAGAGCAACCTAACATGCCTGACCGTTGGCAAACCTACGCCGTCGAATTTAATGGCGGTTTGATAACCAACCTATCTCCCTTGCAGCACGGAGCTAACGCACCCGGTTCGGCTCGTGTGTTGCGTAATTTTGAACCATCTATTGAAGGTGGGTATCGGCGCATAGAAGGGTTTGATAAGTATGATGACAACCTCGTTCCTCCCTACGGTGCGCCCGTAGTTCACGGCTCTGGGCAAACCGGAACATCCCTCGTGCTGGGAAACATCCACACTACTCCGGAAGATGGTGATACTTTTACCATCGCAGGTGTCTCCGGAACTTATACAATCGACACGAGCGGCGTTACTTACGATGCGACGAACAATAGAGCAACCTTAACCTTAACAACCAGCCTCGACTCTAGCCCCACAAATGCTGCTGCTGTAACCTTTACCAGCACCACTTCGAACTATAGAATAAACGGTATCGCAAGTTGGGAAGATTCGGTTATTGTTTCTCGAAACAACTCGATATTTCAAACGACAGGAAGCGGTTTTACCCACATCAACGTCCCCAACTATGGCACGGTCCTTGTAGATGGAGGTAGTCAGACGGGAACGAGCCTTGTTGTAGACGGCTTGACAGCAGCACCCCAAGCTGGAGATGTATTTAAGATTGCCGGGGTTGATTTGGTCTACACAGTTACGGCTGACGCAACCGTTTCTTCTGGGGGAGCAACTCTTTCTATCAACCCTGCTTTAGATTCGAGTCCTGCCGACAACGCCGCAATCACGTTTCTTTCGACAAGTAGGGATGGCACAGTCAAATTTCGGTTTGCTCGTTATAACTTCGACGGTACTGAAAAGATTGTGATGGTTGATGGGACGAATGCTCCAGCTATCTATGACGATACAACTTTTACTGTTCTCGACGATGCTCCTATCGATGTTGTTGGGGCTAACCACGTTGTAAACTTTAAGAATCAACTGTTCTTTTCAAAGGGTTCGAACCTTTCATTTACAGCCCCTTTTACCGACAACGACTTTACCGCAGCAAGTGGCGCAGGAACAATAAATGTCGGAAATGCAATTACGGGCTTGATTATTTTTCGAGAACAGCTTATAATATTTAGTGAGAGACGTATTTCTCGCTTGGTTGGCAGTACAATTGCCGACTTTCAGTTGCAGCCCGTGACGATGGATACGGGATGTATCGAAGAAGATACCATCCAAGAGGTCGGCGGAGACATTATATTCTTAGGGCCGGATGGATTACGTTCTCTTGCGACAACCGATAAGTTCGGAGATTTCTCTATCGGAGTTATCTCTAAGCCTATCCAAACCGAAACGAACAGGCTCATAAGCCAAAACACGTCTTTTGCAAGTGTTGTCATAAGAGAAAAAAGTCAATACCGTATCTTAGGATACAACGCGAACATCACTACGGACGCAGCCAGAGGAATTCTTGCAACCCAAACAGAACAAGGCATTCAATGGGCAGAGTTGAGAGGTATACGAGCGTATGTTGCGGACAGTAACTACAATGCTTCTACAGAAGTGGTAGTTTTCGGACACGATGACGGATACGTTTACCAAATGGAGTCGGGTAACAGTTTTGACGGAGCGAACATTACTGCGAGTTTTGCAACTCCTTTCATCCCCGTGAACGACCCCCGCCTTCGCAAGACATTCTACAAGATGTTCCTTTACACGGACCCACAAGGCAGTTTTACAGCCAATGTGTCCTTGAAATATGATTTTGAAGAAGCGGATGTTATTCAACCTGCAACTATAACATTCAACAATGCGTCTGGTGCGGATGCTCTCGCTTTCTACGGGGAAGCAGAGTACGGAACAGGGGAATATGGCGGCACAATCCAACGGCTTTTTGATAGCCAACTGATAGGTTCGGGGTTTGTCGTATCGTTGGTTTTCAGCTCGGAATCGACGAACCCACCCTACTCCCTCGACGCTTTAACCTTTGAATATGGAACCTACGGGCGACGCTAACCGAAAAAAAGGACTTTTATTATGGGTACAGGATACACTCGTAACGACACTTCCAACAACATAGCCGACGGCAACATCATCAATGCCTCCGACCTCGATGGTGAGTTCGATGCCGTAGAAGCTGCGTTCAACTCTTCGACAGGCCACACCCACGATGGCACGTCGGCAGAAGGCGCACCAATCACGGTTGTTGGTCCAGTACAAGACCTTGTTGTAAGTGCCACCGAAGTTAAACCAAAGACAACAAATACACTTGACTTGGGTACATCAGCTTTGCTTTACAAAGATGCGTATCTGCAAGGCAATATGTATTTCCGTGATACTGCACTTAAAATTGTATCAAGTGCAGATGGTCAACTTGATATTGATGCCGATGTTGAACTGGAACTTGTAGCCCCCACAGTTGACATTGATGCCTCTACCGCTGTAACCATTGACACTGCCACACTCACAATCACAGGCTCTGCTAACGTAGTTGGTGACCTAGACGTTGACAACATCAACATCAATGGTAACACCATCTCAAGCACCGACACGAACGGTAATATTAACCTTGTACCAAACGGTACAGGAGAGGTTAACCTTACTGATAATGACAAGCTGACGTTTGGTGCTGGGTCAGATTTGCAGATTTATCACGATAGTAGCAATAGTTATGTTAGCGATGTTGGCACTGGATATTTAATCCTAAAAGGTTCTGACCCTGGCGTTGCAATTCAAAACAATTCTGGTAGTAACTTACTGGTTGCTAATGGAAGTTCAATATCACTTGCGTACAATAATAGCACGAAATTATCAACTGTTAATGGCGGCGTGGATGTCACTGGCACTGTGACGGCTGATGGGCTGACTGTTGATGGTAGAGTTAAAATTGGTTTTGCGACTGCGCCTACATGGGATACTAACTCGTACTTGTGGAGCGAAAGCGGGGTTGGTCTTAATGTTGAAGGGTTCAATCTTAAGTTTAACACAGGAGCTACTCGCAATGAGCGGATGCGCATTTCCAACAACGGCGACATCTCCTTCTACGACAGCACAGGCGTAACGCAAGGTCTGTACTGGGATGCGTCCACACAGCGATTAGGGCTGGGGACGACTGCGCCTAGCTTTCCTTTAGACATTTCTGGCAGTAGTTTTATAGGGATTCATTATCAACGTTCTGGCGCAAATAGCCCAGCTTTAAGGTTATCAAACGAAACTACAGGCAACCTTATTCAGATTGAAGGCTCTAACTCTGGGGACTTTATATTTAAGAATGGTGCTGGTACACTTTCTGAAGCAATGCGCATCGACAGCAGCGGCAACTTGCTGGTGGGGACTACGACAATACTTGCGGCCGAAAGCAATGTAGAAGGCATTTCATTAGCCGCTGGTTCTTATGGCGGTTTGCTGAGTGTAAGTCGTGACGGCAATCGTGCCGCAACCTTTAACCGCAAAACATCGGACGGTGACATTGTAGAGTTCCGCAAAGACGGCTCCACTGTGGGGAGTATTGGGGCAGAGGGCGGCAACCTTGTTGTTGAAGGCAGTGCCGCTGCAGGTAAATCAGGAATAGAGTTCAGTGGCGCTGAATGGTTCCCAAGAGATGCAGGTGCAAACAGCGATGGTGTAATTTCACTAGGAGACGGCTCAAACCGCTTCAATGATATCTACGCCACCAACGGCACAATCCAAACATCTGACGCTAACGAAAAGCAAGACATCGAAGCCCTGTCTGATGCAGAGCAACGTGTAGCTGTAGTGGCGAAAGGTCTGCTCCGCAAGTATCGTTGGAAAGACAGCGTGGCAGAAAAAGGTGATGAAGCAAGAATACATTTCGGCATTATCGCACAAGACCTAAAAGCCGCATTTGAAGCAGAAGGTTTGGATGCAGGACGCTATGCTATGTTCATTCACAGCGAATGGACGGATGAGGAAACTGGTGAGCAGAAAAGTCGGATGGGTATTCGATATAATCAACTGCTTGCATTTATTATTGCCGCTATCTAACAGGAGTAAATTATGGCAACCTACACTTGGGATTTCCCACAAATTGACACAGCCCCATCAGAGGGTTCTTTAACAGACGTAGCCAAGTCAGTTCACTGGCGGCTAACAGCAACGCACGATACAGCCACGAACGATGAAGGCGCACCGCTTTCTGTTAGTGCTTACGGCAGCGCTGGTGTTGGAGAGGCTAATGCTGACAGCTTCACAGCGTTTGACAGCCTCACACAAGAGCAAGTGAAGGGCTGGGTGCTGGCAAGTCTGGACAAGACCGAAGCTGAATTACAGGCGATGCTTGACCAGCAGTTAGACAATCTAATTACGCCGCCAATCGTGGGCAAACGTCCAGCAGGGTGGTAAAAGACTGATGGAAATGACCAACCTCATTGATATGCTTCTTGGTGTCATCGTAGCTGGTGGTGCGTGGTTCTTGGTAGGCTTGAGTAATGAAGTCAAGCGTCTCAGCATTCTTTTGAACAGGACACGTGAAGACTACGCAACAAAGACAGAGTTACGTGACGACATGGATAGATTGATGGAAGCATTACACAGGTTGGAAGACAAGCTGGATAGAGTGTTGCAAGGAAGTAGGTAAGAAGCATGGCAGATGTAAACAAGATTTCTACGGACGTTGAGCTGCAATCGGAAGTTGGCAAACTGGCTGCAGGACAAGATACGGGCATCCCATCCTTAACTTCTGTCGACATGACAGTTCAGCCTAGCGAGAAGCTGAAGGCTACTACTCTCGGAAAAGACCCTGTTGCCTCAACTTCTACAGCGTCAGGTAAAGGTCTCACCCAACAAGTTCCCAGCGCACCTGCTGGCTTAGGTCAGGTTGAAAGCATAGCTGCTGTAACCCCCGGCCTCGAACAGATGGGAGGCATGGAGGCAGCCCAGCTAACCCCCACAACCCCTTATGTCCAAATGGCTGGTGTCGAAGGCGTAGCTTCTCCGGAGTCTATGGCTGTAGCGGCCCAAGCCGAACTCGACCCCCGTGCCACTGTCCAATATCAACTTGGCGAACTGATGTCGAGCCTCGAAGAAGGTAAGCCGATGCCACCGTGGGCTTCCCCACAGGTTCGCAAAGTGAATGCCATGATGCAGAGCCGTGGTCTCGGCGCAAGCTCGATGGCCTCTGCTGCTATGATTCAAAGTCTCATGGAGTCTGGGGTTCAGATTGCCGCTGCCGACGCGAACAAGTATGCAACCATCCAACTACAAAACTTGGATAACCGCCAGAAGGCTGCCCTCCAGAATGCCGCCACAGTCGCTGCTATGGACCGGGCAAATCTCTCTGCACGTCTGCAAGGAGCCGTCACGGAAGCCCAAGCCCTTCTATCCGTAGACCTTAAA